TAAACATTACAGTTTTTATTATACTTAGTTTCATAATCCTCAAAGCTAGTAAAGTAAAAGCCTTGTGCATCTAAGTCATAAGGTTGGGCGTGTAGTGTTACTTGGTTTAGATCTTCTTTTAATTGCGCTTGTGTCATTGTATTACCTTTCTATAAGTGGACATGATTGCCCTAGCTCTATAATATAGATATGTCTTTTAACGTCAAGCTATATATTTATTTAATCATTGCACTTGACTAAATGATCTGAAAAATGGCATTGTTTAGTTATCATATAGTTATCCTTTGCCTAGTAGCTTGAAATATAGTTACTAGGTTTTTTTATGAGTAAGGAACAAATGGCCAAAATTATAAAGATAAGAGTTACAAAGCCGCAAATGGAAAAGATTTGTGAGCGTATAGCTGAAGGTGAAAGTTTAACTAGGATCTGCAACAATACAAAGAGCTTGCCTTCATGGCGTACTGTTCTTAGATGGGTGCAAGAGAATGATGAAGCCCATACTTTATACAGAAGGGCGAGAGCTTTGCAATGTGAGGTTATGAGGGATCAGATATTAGACTTGGTTAAGTTAGCTCTTCCAGATGATCCCAAGCTTGCAATGGCAGAAGTACAACGAAGGCGTTTAGAGTGCGATCATATGGACAAGCATATCAGACAGATGCAACCATTAGGTGTAAGGGATAAAGCAGAAGATAAGCAAGCATCAAACAATGGACAAGTAACGTTGAGTTGGGCGAATGGTAATCTTGAGATTGTTTAGTAAGTTGGTTTGCTTGCAAGTATTGTGTGGCAGTAATCTCGCACACGAACTTTAAATTCTTGGCTTTGTCTTTGATTATGCCACTCAATAGCTTGTGATCGTTACCAGCTATAGCAATAGTTACGAGTGGCGTACTCGTATGATGCCTTTTTTTAGGATTTGCACCCCCCCTACCCCCAAGGATTAGGGCGCATCTCTGTATATATATATAACCCTCTTAGGAGAGTGTCTAAGCCATGAACATTGAGATTCCCTATTCACCTAGGCCACTTCAAGCAAAGCTCCATAACGAGCTTACAAAGAAGCGCTGGGGAGTGGTTGTATGCCATAGAAGGTTTGGCAAGACTGTCATGGCTATAAACCACTTGTTGAGGGCAGCTATACTTAATACGAGGAACAATCCGAGGTACGCTTATATAGCGCCAACTTATAGGCAAGCTAAGATGGTAGCCTGGAGTTACTTGAAGGAGTTTGCATCTAAAGTGCCTATGGTTACGTTCCATGAAACAGAGCTTAGATGTGATTTGCCTAATGGTGCTAGGATACAGCTTTTGGGTTCTGAGAATTTTGATTCGCTGAGGGGAATTTACCTTGATGGATGCTGTATTGATGAAATGGCTGATGTCCCAGAAAGTTTATTTCCTACAGTTTTAAGACCAGCTTTGTCTGATAGGAACACAAAAGATATACCTACGTTTGCTTTTTTTATTGGAACGCCCAGAGGGCATAACGCTTTCTTTGATTTATATGAAGCGGCGCAAGCGAGTGATGATTGGTTTACTGCGGTTTATAAGGCGAGTGAAACTGGCATTGTTGATGCTGAAGAACTAGCGGCTTCTCAGTCTATGATGAGTACCGATCAGTTTGACCAGGAGTTTGAATGTTCTTGGGTGGCTAATGTGCCAGGAGCTATTTTTGGAAAAGAACTTCAAGCGGCTCAAGAAAGTGGGCGCATAGGAAATGTTCCCTATGACCAATCGCATAAGGTGGATACCTGGTGGGATCTTGGTATAGGTGATAGCACCGCTATTTGGTTTACTCAGACTGTTGGTAGGGCCATTCATGTCATAGATTTTTATGAAACAAGGAATGAAGGGTTGCCACATTATGCAAAGATACTTTCGAGTAAAGGTTATTTTTATGGTACTCACAACGCTCCGCATGACATTGAGGTTAGAGAGCTTGGTTCTGGCAAGTCGAGGAGAGAGGTCGCATACGATTTGGGGATTAATTTTAGGGTTGTTCCGAAATTGCCAGTTGAGGATGGTATCCATGCTGCGCAGCTTATTATATCTCGTTGCTGGTTTGACCAATCAACCACCAAGGCTGGATTAGAAGCGTTAAGGCAGTATCATAGAGCTTACAATGAGAGATTAAGAACATTTAGAAATAGCCCAGTTCATGATTGGGCAAGTCATGCAGCGGATGCTTTTAGGTATTTTGCTGTTGGTATTAGAGAAAATAGGGGTTTTGATAGACCACCACAAGCTATAGCTGATAGCAGCTATAATCCATTAAATAGTAGTATAGGAGCAATGTAACATGGGCGGATTATTTGGCGGAAGTAAATCTACACCACCACCACCACCTCCTCCTCCACCAGCGCAAGCTGTTCCAGCGCCAACAAAGCGTAGTGAGGTCGAGGATAAAATGAAAGATCCTAAAAGAATGTCTAGGAAAAAGACGATTATGACTTCACCACAAGGCGTTTTAGCTGAAGATGGAGTGACGTATAAGACGTTATTAGGTGGCGCAAGTAAGAAATCCTAGCTTTGGCGAGGTCATGGAGCTTGTTAAACATAGTAAGTTCCATAGACCACTTAGATTCAAGCTAATAATTAAGAGCTTTGATACGCCATTAAAATTAAATCAATATAGGTTTTGGAGAAATAACAAACAAAAACTTGTTGGTTTTTGCTCTTACGCTTTGGTTTCTGACGAAGTGCTGGCTAAATTATTAGATGGCTCAACAATGCAGTCTGAATACTGGCAGTCTGGCAAGAATTTATGGCTGGCTGAGTTTGTCGCTCCCTTTGGTCATGTATCATTTATTGTAAAAGATACAGTACGATATTTTAATAAGGAACATGGAATTGGAACTGGATATTGGTATAGACCCACTAAACAGAAAAAAGGACTTATTGGGCCAGATAAACACCTGGCATAATCCTTTATACTGCTCAATGGGTGATGACGGCGGCGATGGCGGTGACGGCGGTGATGATGATGATTCAAGTGTTGGTGACGATCCAAGTGGACCAGGTGATGACGGCGTAGGACCAGGTGATGGGCCAGGAGATGATAGCGGCAATGATAACGAAGGGCCAGATCCAGGTGATGGCGCTGAAGAAGATGATTCCACAGTAGGAGATGATCCTAGCAATGAAGATGATCCAGGCGTAGGTCCAGGTGATGGTCCTGGTGGAGATCCAGGCGGTGGCGGCGGCGGCTCAGATGTTGGCGGTGGGCCAGAAGGACCAGGGCAACCAGGCTCAAATCCAGATGATGATGGAACTGACCAAGATGAAGGCATAGGTGAAGATGAATCTATAGTTGGTGATGATCCAGCTACAGAAGAAGAAGCTCCAGGCGGCGGCGTTGATGTAGGGCCAGATCCAACACCAGATGATCCTGGCCCTGGCGGTGATCCCAATGCTGGTGACGGCGGCATGGACATTGGCGGTGAACCTGGTGGAGATCCAGGCGGCGGCGGTGGCGGCATGGATATTGGAACAACACCAGATGATGGTAATGATGATGGCGGAAATGATAATGGCGATCCTTATGTACCTCCAGGCGGCGGCGTAACAGATCCAGCTCCTACAGATCCAGCAAGTGGCGGTGGGAATGTGAGAGATGTTGTTAGAGCTGGTGACGAGGAAGAAGAAGAAGATAGAAAGCGTGGCCGATCTAAAGGCACAATATTAACATCAGCACAAGGCATTGTTGGTGGTGCGCCTATTCGTAGAAAAACTTTGTTAGGATTATAAATGGCTTCAGATGATTTAGCACGATTACTCAATGACCGATTTGGTAGTTTGGCTGCACAAAGAGTTACATGGGAATCTCATTGGCAAGAAATAGCTGACTATGTTGTTCCCAGAAAAGCTGATATTACCAAAACGAGAAGTCCTGGTGATAAAAGATCAGAACTTATTTTTGATGGTACAGCAATTCATGCAGCAGAACTTATGTCGGCTTCTTTGCATGGGATGCTTACTAATCCTAGCACTAAATGGTTTAGTCTTAGGTTTGGTGATATAATACTTGATGGCAATGATGAAGCTAGAGAATGGCTTGAAAGCGTTGAAGATGTTATGTATCAAGAGTTTGCAAGTTCTAATTTTCAAGAACAAATACACGAATTATACCATGATCTAATTACATTTGGTACTGGGATTATGTTTGTTGAAGGTGACGAAGAACAAACACCTAGTTCACTACGTTTTAGCACAAGGCATATTGGCGAATGTTACGTTTCAGAAAATGAATATGGTCGTGTTGATACAGTATTTCGTAAGTTTAAAATCCCAGTTAGGGCAGCTATAAGTCGCTTTGGTTCAGATACAATATCTGAAAAGTTAGTAAAGCAAGGTGAGCGTGACCCTTATTCTTTAATTGATTTAGTTCATGCAGTTTATCCTAGAGATAGTTTTGATGTAACTAGAGTTGATGCGGTTAATAAACCATTTGCTTCTGTGTATTATGATGCGGATCAAAAAACAGTTTTGTCTGAAAGCGGATTTGATGAATTTCCTTATCTTGCTCCACGATATTTAAAAGCAAGCTATGAAATTGGTTATGGCCGATCTCCAGCTATGACAGCTCTTGCTGATATTAAAATGCTTAACAAAATGAGTGAAGTAACTATTAGGGCCGCTCAAAAACAAGTTGATCCTCCACTTCTTGTTCCAGATGATGGTTTTATTCTCCCCATAAGAACTGTACCTGGCGGCCTTAATTTTTATAGATCTGGTACAAGAGA